TATTTTATCATTACCACCATTATCTTGTATGGTAATAACATCACCTTTAATCTTTAAATCATCACTAATAATAGTTAATTCACCACCATCGTCTTGTATTGTATTTACACCACTCAATGTGGTAACTGTTAGACCAGTCATTATATTGATAGAGGTTGAAAAGGTATCACCAGTATTATCAGATATTGTAAGTGTATTTGCGTTGTTGTATGTAAATCCAGTTACAAATGTGTTTGTGTTAGGAGTAATACCACTAACTGATCGATATTCCACTTCACCCGTACTACTATTCCTAATTAATATATCAGTACCACTATTGTTTAATGTTGGTGTTTGTGAAAGTGTTAAACCACTTAAAATATCTAATTCACCTTTAATTATGGTATCATCCATAATTCTATTTGTATACCCTTGATTACCTATTAATATTTCATCGTTTGAGTATACACCTATTAATTGTACATTTGTACCACCAGTACTTGTTCCTTGTAAGAAATAATCATTTGTCCTTAAACCTATTGTTCCATTGTAAACATCTAGTGAACTGTTTATTGATGTTATCCCACTTATGTTTGTTGTACCTGTAACTAATAAACCCCCATTTATTGTTAAGCCAGACATTGTATCCATGTTGACACTAAGGTCTACACCATCATTTCTAGATATAGTAAACGTGTTTGCGTCATTGTAAGTAAATCCTGTAACAAAAGTGTCTTGTGTTGTCGCACCAGTGATAATAGAATTAACGTCCACATACTTAATCAAACCATCAGTATTTCTAGCTAATATTTGTGTTAAAGAATTATCGTTTGTTGGTGTATTATAAATTACTAAATCACCGACATTTGTTGTTCCCGTATAGTTAAACAACCCAGTTGTTGTAATATTGGAACCTAAAGGATTGTTTATACTTAGGGAATGTAAAATTTCTACTGTTTGTGGTGATGAAGAAGTAATTGTTTCATTATCAGCTACAACATCTAAATTTTCAACAATAATAGAAACCCCACCTGTTGAAATACCGTCTAAGGTTGTACCACCATCAGTGTTTTTAATACTACCATTTAAATTAATACTACCAGAACCAGTCCCTAAATCTAAAATAGGGTTAGTACTACCCGAAAGGGATTCAATATTACCGTTTAAATACCAACTACTATTAACAGTACCAAAACCCAAAAATGCACGATTACTATCTGTGGTAATATTACCGTTTATAGTAAAATTTGCTTTAGTACCAAAATCTAATCCCGTAACAACACCACTACCGTTTGCTGTTGTCGCTACTATATTACCATTTAAAATAAATTCACCACCTGAATTTTGTGCCGCATTTAAAGTAAAAGTTTCACTTTCCACAATAGGTGAGTTAATTACAACTCTACCACCTGGACCCATTCTTTGTAATCCAATTGTTTGTGAAGAATTTGTTGACTTTATAACATTAGCTGTTACAACACAACTACCATTAAATGTAGGATTTGAACTATATCTAACGTAAAAGGTGTAACTTCCATTACCTGATATTCTATCAAAATTAAATGTTGTATCACTAGAGTCCCTAACGGTTGTAACGTAACCACTTCCACCATATAACTCTAAATTAGAACCATTAAATGTCATTTTAGAATCGTCATAAGACCCCATAATAACACCTTTTTCCATCCTCCAGTTCACGGCTTCTCCGTAAAATTCTGAACTACCGAAAGAGGTTACAACACCTTTTGACCAATCATCATCTAATGATTTAACGATATCTATATCACCCTCACCATATAAATCAAAATTATTAGAAGTAGAACCAGATGGTGCGTTAAGAGGTGTAGCACCTAATAAAAAAATAGTTTCATTAGTTCTTAATGAACCACCAACAGAAGGTGAAGGTATAACTTCTGAAACTACAATCTCCGTAGTTCCCCCAACATCTGTAGCTGAAACAATTGTATAAGTACCAGAATTAGACCCACCAAAAGCTTCAAACTTTTTACCTATTGTTAGATAACTAGACCAATTGCCATTAAATGTGAAAGTTTTAGTACCTTGATTAACTGCTGTCATAACAGCACCGACCCCATTAATTTTAGCGGAAGGTTTAATTAAAGAACCTGGTGACAGGTACATTTTACCATTAGGGTATTGTAATTCGGTTTCATCATACGTTCCTGGAAATACGTATATTAAAGTTTGTCCAGATAAAGAATCAACTAATAATTGATTTCTAGCACCAGTAATTGTTTTAAAAGGTTTTGATATATTTCCGTATTCACCTGTTAAATCATTACCTTCTGGTGCAACAAAATATGTTGTTCCGAATTGAGCTCCTGATGAGAACCCACTTATTACAATATTAAAAGAATCATTTCTTTTTAATGTTAATTCATTTAAAGTGTCATTAAATGTCCCACCTGTTACAAAAGTGTCTTGTGATGTCGCACCTGTTATAATGGATTCAACAGACCTATATTTAACCTCACCCGTACTACTGTCTCTACCTAGTATTTGGGTTAAAGTATCGTCTTGTGTTACAGCACTTAACGTTAATTTATTTAATAATATTAACTCATCGTGTACTGTTATTGGTGAACAACCATATATGTTTGATGTGTGTATTCCAGTACAAGCAGTTATAACACCATTAAAAAATACATCACTATTATTATAAAATGTATTTCCATTAAAATCTACACTATCCGTGCAACCTGATATTGTTTTTAAAAATGTTGTGCCTGAACAAACAAAGAAATTACCTGTAGCGCCCGTTACCACATCGTTAGCGGGCTCTACCACAAAATACTTTACTATATCTGGACCACAGTGACTATTATTACTCATTATAATACTATTAAACCTCTAAGTGTTATTTCCCCAATTTTTGTAGAATCGGTTTTTACTATATTGATAACTATCTCATCACCTTGGTCAACGTTAAATGGGACAGAAACTAACCCACCATTTTTACGTATAGTGTATGTTGTGATATTTTTAGTGTCTACTGAAGTAAAGTTAGTTTTATTGTCTGTATAGAACCTTATACTTGTTGGTGCACTAGGCAAAAATTGTATCACACATTTTAATGTTCTATCTGTCCCATCACCCTCAGTCATAAATTTAGCCTTAGGCCTAAGGTCTTTAGACTCTAACTCAAAACTAACAAAAGCTCTACTAACAGCTGGTTTAACATCAAACTCCTCCTCGTCAACCAGATAACCTTGTAACCTCATCTCATATGTTTGTACGTAAAATCTTTTACCATCTAAATTATCAACTTGACTCTCATCCCCAATACTCTCTAATAAAATTGGGAAATAGTGACCTTTAATATTTACATATGCTTGAGCTGAAGCAAAGGTCTGTAGTACTTTTTGGTGTAACACATTCAGTTCTCTCATCCTATAAGAAAAGAATCTAACAGTATAAATCATATCAACACCAACTGGGTTAGGTATACCATAAATATCAGCCCCCTTACGGTTACCGTCCCACACAGGAATCTGCATGTAAGGGAAATTTTTTCTAACCGGTATCTTAAAATCAGCCGGATTAGTTCCCGTGTCTGGATTAGGTCTTCTAACAATAGACACAAACGGTATTTTCATATTTTTATATTTATCTGTATTTGGCCATATTTTAGCGAATTCATTCCATCTTTGTAGTGTTAAAAAATGTGTTGGCACTTTTTCGCCTTTAAGCACGAATCCCAAGTCATTGTTAACAAATTCAACAAAACCACCATCTAAATCAGCAAAATCAACCGACCTAGGTAAAAATTGTTTATTTTGTTCCAAAAATTGTTCATTCCAATCTTTAGGGCCACCTTGTGGGTCTACTACATTTATATCTATATCTTTCTTTCTTTTCTTTGGTAAAGCCATAATTAATTTATCCGTTAAATTCATCTGGGTCAGCAGTAACACAAGTTATGGTTCTATAGTAAGCCTTATAACCTAACCTAGTTTTTGCATTATCAGAATTTATTTTCCCATCATTAGAAACAGTAAAATACTTTATATTATCTTCCCTATCCGAATAACCAATATAATCACCATAACCTATATCTACGCCTAACTCATTTAAATGGTCTACAAATACAGTAAAAGTGAAATTACCATAGTCTTCGTACCTACCATAACCCTCAGAATATGTGTTATTTTCAGAAGGCTCTAAGTTTGGTCTAACTTTAAGTTCTATTGGTGGGTGAAATTTTATTTCCTCAACATCGGATTCCCCATAAGTCTCATCAGTTTGACTTTTAATTCTATCAACCCTAAATAACACAACAGTAAAGTTTAAATCCCCTTCCATATATTCTCTAGCCATACCATTTTCTAAACCGAAATCTACATAGTCATAAAATTTATTTACACGGGTTATAGGCCTTCTTTTATTGTCAGACATAATTTTCTTTTAATATAAATATTTAGAAGTTGCCTATTTAGTTTATTTTATTTAAAATGTTTTTATATTTAACCATATATGTTAGATATTAGTAAATTAAAAAATAAAAAGACATTAATTAAATTAACTGAATATAATGGTAATAATGAGTATATTATATCACTAAAAGAAAGGTTAAATAAAGAAGGTAGCTTCCCTATATCACCAAGTTTAGCTGAATACATAGAAAGGAATTTTAATAAAGAACCTTTTAATTTAAATGAGGTGGTTGGTATAACCGAGTTTTTAGGTAAACAATTAAAGAAAAATTTTGACCTAAATCATGTGCCAGAAAAAATATTTGTGGAGACTGTTTTGGGTGACACCACTAAAAGTTATCATGTTAAGGGTAAGGTGTTTAAAAACCAAAAGTATTCGCCATTATTCTATATACCAAAAACACAAGTATATCAAAACCTATACGAAAAAGACGTTATCGTAGATGTAGACTTCGATAAGTACCAGCAAAAAGACAAAAGGGGTTGGAAGGCTTTTAAACATCAAGAAAAGGGTATTAAATTTTTATTAAGTAAAAACCAATGTATTTTAGGTGATGATATGGGATTAGGGAAAACTTATATGTCCATTGTTGCTGCATTAGAAAGTGGTGTTGAAAAGATATTAGTTATATGTCCCGCTAATGCTAAAATTAATTGGTTTAGGGAAATATCTAACTTTGTTTCTGAAGATGACATATCAATAATTAAAACTGGTCATTGGAACCCTAAGAAATTTACGATAATAAACTATGACATATTAAAAAATTTCCACACCATAAAAGACGGTAGAAAAAAATATGAAGAATGGGAGGTACATAGACATTTAGCTAATGAAGGGTTTGACCTAATGATAATAGACGAGTGTCATATGGCTAAAAATCCAAAAGCAGCAAGAACAAAAATAATAAATCAAATAGGTGAAGGAATACAAAAAAAATGGTTATTAACCGGAACACCAATAGCCAATAGACCAATGGACTTCTTCAATCTTTTAAGTTTATGTGAGTCACCAATAACAGCTAGTTGGCAATATTATGCCTTTAGATATTGTGATGCCATAAAATTTAAAAAGAAAACTAAAAACGGTATGAGGGATATTTGGATTACTGATGGTGCCTCAAATTTAGAAGAACTTTATGATAGGACAAACTCGTTAATTTTAAGAAGGAAAAAAGAAGATATTTTAGACTTACCACCAAAAATAGTTGCCCCATACTATGTTGAAATAGATAATATGAAAGAATATGATAATGTTTTTGATGAGTATTTAGCTTGGGCAAAAGCTGAGGGTAAAAATTTAGGAGCAGGTAGACATATGGTTGAGTTGGTCGTATTAAGAAAATATCTAGCCCTTGAAAAGGTAAAACAAAGTATTGAACTTGCTGAACAAGCCATAGAGAATGGTAAAAAAGTTATTATATTCACAAATTTTACACATTCTTTTGACGCTTTGATGAATCATTTTGGTGATGTTGCGGTAGGCCATAACGGTAAAATGAATGGCACAAAAAAACAGAGGTCTATAGACCAGTTTCAAGAAAACGACAAGATAAAAATTTTTGTTGGTAATTTAATATCTGCCGGCACCGCGATAACATTAACAAAAGCTGAAATAGTTATAATGAATGATTTAGATTTTGTACCATCTAATCATGCTCAAGCAGAAGATAGAGCATATAGAATTGGGCAATCAAACACTGTTAATGTTTATTACCCAATAGCTATTGGTACTATTGATGAAATGATTTATAAAGTATTAGAAAAAAAGAAAAAAATTATTGATACAGTAATAGGTGATGAACATAAAAGTATCGATATATCGGATGACTTTATTTCACAAATAATAAAATAAAATGGAAGATAAAAGTAAAGAACAAGTAGAACACCCAAACCATTACAATAAAGGTGTTGAGATGTGGGATTATGCTCACTCACATAATTTAGATTTTTTTGAGGGTAACATAGTTAAGTATATAACAAGGTGGAAACATAAGAATGGGGTACAAGATTTAAAAAAGGCTAAAATGTATTTAGATAAGTTAATTATTTTAAATGAAAAATAAAAAACAGTTAACCGAAAATGATTCACATAATAGAAAGATATCTAGGATAATAGAAATAGAGTTATTATTAACATCTTTGGTGATTGAAAATAGGGTTAAAAAAAGTTTCCAACCTAACACGGGAGACAAATATCAATTACTTAGAGATGAAGTTAAAAAACTTAGGATTGAATTAGGTATTTTAAAAAAATAAGATATTTATCTAAAAAGTAAAATAATGAACATATTGTTAAAAGAAAATCTATTAAAAGAAAGTGGTATACGTAATATAGGCCAACTATCTAAAAGATACGATAAAGCAAAAATATACTTTCACCAAGACCTAGATGGTGTCACAACAGCTTTAGCGATGAAAAACTATTTAGAAAACAACGGAATAAAAGTTGTTGATTCTGAAATAATACAATATGGTGACAAAGAGTTCGCTATTAAAAAACCATCAGCTAAAGGTGATATCATGCCGGTTTTAGTGGATTTTGCTCATGGGAAACCGATGTTTGTTATTCATACTGACCATCATGATAAGCAGGTGGGAGCCGAAAAAGACGCTTCAACATCCTTTAGGCCTTCTCGTTCTAATGTTGAAACTATCTCACAAGTGGTTTCTCCTTCAGATATTTTTCCTGATACCGATATAAAGATGATTTCTACCGTTGATTCAGCAGATTTTGTTAAAATGGGCATCAAACCTGAAGATGTGATGACATACGTTTTTCAATTAGATAAAGAAAAAGAACTTTCTAGAAATAAAAAAATTATGGCTCTAGTAACTAACAAGTTATTATTAGCTTACAAAAATAAACCAAAGTTTTTAGAGAACTTGGTTATGAACTCTACCCCATCTCTTTTAAACATTTATTTAAACATAGTTAAACAAGCTAAAGAGGAAGGTTATGTTTCACCTGATGTAATGAAATCTAATCTAAAAGATTATGTTGAAAAACAAAAAGAAAATAAGAATGTAGAATATCTAAAAGACTATGGTATTATATCACAATATGGGGGCGGAGCTTTGTTTAAACCTGGAGCTTATGATAGATACGTTCCTTTTAAAAATTATCCTAATGCTAACTTTTTAGTTATAGGTTGGCCTTTGGGTCTATTACAAGCCTCATGTAACCCTTTTAAAGCTAGTAGAGAATTAAAAGGTGTTAATTTAGGTGAAATAGCTCAAGAAGTTTTAAGTGAACATGAGTCAGAATTAAAATCTAAAAAAATAACGGTAGACACTATTAAATATTTTGCTGAAAAACATAAATCATTTGACTCCGAATCTGTTGGTTTTACTTTTAAAGATATGATGGCCATGTTTGAAGAGTCTAGTGGTGTTGATGGGGTTGATAGAACACCAAAAGGTTCACCAAAGGGGTATACGGTTGATAGATGGCAAAACGCGATTAAAAAGGTTATGGATAAACCTTATAGTAAATTAAGTGATAGAGAAAGAAAGGCACTTAAATTATTATCTGTTAGTGGTTGGGACATGGTCCAAGCTAATAGTGGTGGTCATAAATGTATAACCAATATATCAGGGTTAATGTATTTTGGTAAGGATGGAAAACCATTCTTATTAAAACTAAAAGATGGTCTAATAAATAAATTAAAAGAAAAAATAGATTCTAGTAAAATAGATGAAAACATATTAAAAGAAGAGACAGAAATAAATTTCGATAAACTATACACTGACCTATGGGGTAAAATGGTTAATGTGGTGTGTAAAAAATACACAAAAGACCAATCCAAAGCAGAAGATTATTGTCAAAATGGGTTTATTAAAGTTCACAAAAATTTACATAAATACAAGAACACGGGCTCAATAGAAGCTTGGGTTAGTCGTGTAATAACTAATAGTGTGCTGGATGATATTAGAAAAGAAAAAATGAAGTTTGTTGATGACGGTGAGGATGATTTTGACTTTTCTAGACTTGATACTAGTACCGAAGATGATGTTATAGTTGATAGCTTGTCCATATCGGATGTGGTTAAAGTTTTACCCCAATTATCCCCAGCATATAAGAGAGCTTTTGAAATGTATTATTTAGATGGTTTACAACATAGTGAAATAGCTAAAAAATTAGGAATAACCCCAAGTACGTCTAAAACAAACCTAATGAAAGCTAGAAAAGCTATTAAAAATATATTAGCAAAAAAATAAGACGCATATCTGTTTATAATATGTTTTTTAATTCATAATATTAAGATATTGTTAATTTGTGGGTAAAGATTGGCCCGTACCAAAAATCTAAATTTATGAGTGAAGTAAAAAAGGCTACGCCTGAAGATATTAAAAAATTCTTAGAAGGACATGACGATGAAAAGTACATCGTATCGATAGAGTTAGACCAAACAAGAGATTGGTCAATAGACGAAACAAACAAAGTATATATCATAATTGATGACCCTAAAAAAGGGAAAAAAATTAAAGTTCAAAAGTTCACACCTTTTTGTTGGACGAAATCATTAAGAGGTAGTGGTTTTTATGATGATGATGTAGAAAAAATAAAAAGAAAGGCCAGAGAGTTTGGTATTTACACTGAAAAACTAAACACAGGTAATAATGAAAGATTAGATGGTGGGTATAAGTATATTGTTAAAACAAGTGGTACTTATCGTGATTTAGTTAACTTTTTTAAAAGAGGTGGTATAAACCCTTGGGATAGAGATAAAAAGTTAGTACAAATATTACCACCTGTAGAACAGTTCATGGTACAGACAGGTAAAAGGTTATTTAAAGGTTATGAAGATTATACTGACGTACATAAATTAACGTTTGATATTGAAACCACTAGTTTAACACCCGAAACAGGACATTCTTTTATGGTTGGGGTTAAGGATAATCGTGGTTATAAAAAATTGTTAACAGCTTACGGTGAAGATGGTGAATATAGTAGAGAAGGTGAAAAGAAGATGTATGAAGACCTATTCCAAATTATACATGAACTAGAACCATCTATTATTGTTGGTTATAACTCTGAAAACTTTGACTGGAACTACATTTTTGGTAGGATGGATAGGTTGGGTATGTCAGACACAAATATTAGAAGAAATAAAAAAGATAATAGAGTAACATCTATTGATGTATCGTGTGACGCAATAAAAACTAAACACCCAATGGTCGGGTTGACTAGAAAACCAGCGACTTTAAAAATGGGTGCCGAAATAGAAGATTATTACCAAACAACAATGTGGGGTTATAATATTATGGACACGTACCATAGAGTT